AAAAGCTTAGCAACAATAAATTATGCGCTTGTAGCTCAATTGGATAGAGCAAGAGGCTTCTACCCTCAAGGTTGCAGGTTCGAGTCCTGTTAAGCGCACCAAATTTTAGACAACAAAAAAGGCCGTGTATCAGACGGCCTTTGATGTCGTAACGCAAAAGCATCACATAACATTGAGGAAATTATCATGCAAGAAGAAAAAATAGTCAAGTTCAACCATGCACTAGCGAGTAAAAAAGTGGCTCGCTTGCTACACGTTTTAATGTGTGTAGCTAAAGGCAACGGTCGAAAAGTTGGCACTGTTGAGATTAAACAAAACTTAGCAGAAAAGGGTATTCACGTTGAGTTAAGAACTATTCAGCGTGATTTAAACATGATTGAAGAAGTTTTTGATCTCATCAAAAAAGACAACTGCTCACCCCAAGGTTGGTACTACGAAAAGAGCGAAGATGGGCAGTTAATCGCCTCGTTATTAAAAGAGGTGGCGTAATCATGGCAGACGTAGCAGATATTGCTCAAGAGATTGAGCAACAACGCATTGATAACTTGCTTGCTAATCATGCCGCAAAGCAAGGCGTATTAAGTCGCACTTTTTGTGAAGATTGCGAAATTCCTATTCCAAAAGAAAGACTGGCTATTTTACGCGGAATTTGTCGTTGTGTGGATTGCCAAGAGATTTATGAGCGTAAACAAGGATGGATGTGCAAATGATTATTGATAAACAACGCCTATCTCGTATTGCTGACAGAAAAGTGCAGCAAGAACAAACAAAAATCAAACCAATTAAACCGTGTAATAACTGTAGCGGCCAGTCTTTTAGTTGGGACTTCAAACAAGTGCAGGTTATGCGTACCTGTAAAGTGTGTAAAGTGGTGGAGGGTGTTTGATGAATGCTTTAGATATTGCTGTTACCACCACCGAAAACGCTATTTTTACCCGTTTTGCAAAGGCTGATTTTGCAATGTTTGACGCGGTTGAAGATACGAAAGTTACGTTTTTTGGCAAGTGTCAACGCAAGGCGACCAAGCCGCGTCATTGGCAGATGATCGCTTATTTATACGTCCCAAATAATGAGTCTGTCGAAGTCGTGCCAATTGTTTTTGATAGCGTTGGTAAATGTATGCCCACGGAATTAACCGAAGTTATTAACCAAAATATTAACAACTGGCTTCAAGAAAATAAATGCGGTTATTTAAAATGTACTGTCGTTTGTCGGATTAAATGATATAATAACCAAGCCGCCAAACACTCAAGACCAACTAGACGGCCATCTAGCTTGAGCAGCATTTTCGCCTTGTGCATGTGGGCGGCTAATTTTCAAAGGCGACACAATTTAAGGCGTGTCAAAATATGCAAGATTCAAAAGACGAATTGCGTCCTAATTTTTTTCAATGTCCAAATGCTTTGGTTGATAAATACATGGCTGAGTTATCAGGCTCAGACTTAAAGTGTTATTTAACTATCATTCGCCAAACAACAGGCTGGCACAAAAATTCAGACCGTATATCTATCAGTCAATTTGTCAAATTTACAGGTTTGAGCAATCGTGCGGTGATTGATTCATGCCGTAGCTTAATGGCCTGTGGTTTAATCATTCAAGCCAAAGACGAGCACCAAAACAATGTTTATATTTTGGCAGGTGGTGAAAATTTCTCACCCCATGAAAAAAGTTCACCCCATGAAAAAAGTTCACAGGGGGTGGTGAAAAAAGTTCATAGGGGTAGTGAAAAAAGTTCACAGGTAGCTAGTGAAAAAAGTTCATACACAAAAGACAGTTCTTTAAATACAAATACAAAAGACACTAAACAAAATACATTAAGCGCAAAGTGCGAAAAAACAACTTTAAACGCTGATGATTTAATTTCGTTGGGTGTAACAAAACAGGTGGCTCAAGACTGGTTATCAGTACGCAAAGCTAAACGCGCACCATTAACTAAAACCGCACTTGACGCAATGCAAAGGGAGGCGAATAAGGCAAATATCACATTACCCGAAGCGGTGGCGGTATGTGCCGAAAATGGTTGGCAGGGTTTTAAACATGATTGGTACTTGAAGCTAATTAACACTAATCAACAAAAGCCTGTTATTAAACAGCATTGGCAAATGACACAAGCAGAGCGTGATGAAGCACATAAACGCGCAGCAGCACAAGCAAAAGCTGAATTATTTGGTGATGTAAATATTATTAATGGGGTAGCGCGTCATGTTAACTAATGATTTTGATTTGTTTGTTGAATTATTTAAAACCGTGGCAGATTCATACAGTAAAACATTGTCGGCTTTGCAGTTAAAAATGTACTTCAAAGTTTTGTCAAAATATCCGCTTGATTTAATTCAATTAGCAGCCGAGGCGCATTTATCAGACGCGGAACGTGGTCGCTTTATGCCTGTTCCTGCTGACCTGATTCATCAATTAGAAAAAATGCGTTTTGATAATCGCCCTAGTGCCGAAGAAGCTTGGTCAACCGCAATTCAGGCCGTGGATGAGCGTGTAAGCTTTATGTGGACTGAGGAGACACAAGATGCTTGGTACGCGGCAGCGAGTGAATTAATGGTCATTGGCGACAAGTTTAATGCAAGTCGTGGTTTTATTGCTAAGTACAACGATTTAGTGTCTGTGGCACGATTACAAGCTAAGCCTGTTGTTTGGTTTGTTTCGTCAGGTTACGACAAGGATTTGCGAGACCAAGTTATTCGCCAAGCCCACAAAGACAAAAAAATTACCACGGAATACGCCAAGATTTTATTGCCTTATCACACATCAGAGGAAGGAACTTTAGAGCGTATCCAAGGCAATGTTTCGCTAATGATTGAGAGTAATGGTGCAACCGCTAATCACAAAAACCTTAGCCGAGTTGATGAAATCAGAATTGCAGGTGAAACGCATCAAAAACGCATTGCTGATTTAAACAAGGCCATTGGAAACACTGAAACAGTTAAAAAACGTAACCCTCTTGAATGTTTGGACGTGTTTGAACAGGCAGAGCGTTTAGGAGTTTTTCATGGCTCTAACGATAAAAAACACTGGCTAGAAACCGCAGGAAGTGGCGGAGATATGTCGTCATTGCAACAACGCATCTTGGCTAAACGAGGTGCAGCATGAAAAAGCGAATTACTAGTCGTCAAACACCTTTATCTTTTACCGTTGATTTAGTGACCGATACCGCGCGTTTGTTGCAGCGTGTAGGGGTGGTTCAAATTGATGAGGCAGCATTAGATAAAGCAATTCATGGTTTTATTGAGGCTCAATCTTTGGTTACTCATGCGGCTGAATTGTTTATCAATCGCAATCAGCAGGGACTTATCACGCTTGAGCAGTTATTAGGAACATTAAAACATGAATAAATACGTCTCTCGCGTAGTAACAGAAACAAAACATTTGCCAAAATCGGCAAGGGTTAGGCAAGCGTATTCAATGCACAAAATGGGCAAGACTTATGCTTATATCGCTGATATTTTGGGGGTGAGTCGCAATCGGGCTTATCAGTTAGTTACTTGTTATATCGATCGTCAAGCGTGATATGTGGCGAGGCTTGGCTATCTTCGGGTAGCCCTTTTTGTGAGTGTGGTATGAGGGCGGCAAAAGTAGATGCTAATCAAAGCGAAATAGTCGAGTGTTTTAGAAAACTTGGCTTTAGTGTGCAAACATTGCATACAGTCGGGCAGGGCGTACCTGATTTGTTAATTGGGAAACACGGCAAAAACTGGCTGATTGAAGTCAAGGACGGTGTTAAAAAGAAACTGACTTGCGATCAGGAAAAATGGCACAGCGAGTGGAGGGGACAAGTTACAGTTATTTGTGATGTCAGCCAAGCTACTGATTTTGCAAATAGCGTTTGTGTGTTATAATTAAATTGCAGCTACCTTTAGCGGGGGAAAAGTCGGCTTGTCACCGACCTGCTGCAGATTCTACATAGACAGCAAAACCAATGACTAAAGGTTTTTATCATGTATTTAAAATATGGCGTTGGCCTAAACAATAACACTCGACCTTCAAGAATTTTTGGAAAAGTAGTAAAACACTACAAGTTATGGGATAGGATGCTGAATAGGTGTTATTCAGAATCATTCAAGAAAGACCATCCATCCTATCAAGATTGCATAGTTAGCGATAATTTCAAAAATTACTCATACTTTTTTGATTGGTGTGAAGATCAGACTGGTTTTAACATTGATAACTTTGAACTTGATAAAGATTTAATAAGAAAAGGTAATAAGGTTTATAGTGAGGATACCTGTTTGTTTTTGCCGATGGAAATAAACAAGGTTTTAATAAATAAAAAAAGAGATCGCGGAGCTTATCCTGTTGGTGTTGATTTTAATAAAAAACGTGGGAAATACAGAGCAAGGTACAGTAAGTGTGGCGTGTCAATTCAAATAGGAATATTTGACAATCCACACGATGCTTTTTGCGCATACAAAAAAGAAAAAGAGAAAGAAATTAAACTTCTTGCTGAAAAATACAAACACAAAATAGACAATAGAGCTTATAACGCATTAATTGCGTATGAGGTTCTTATTACAGATTAGATGCGATAAAATTCAAGGCGGTAAAATCAACGTAAGGTTGTTTGAGTTGGTATAGTAGTACCTTTGCGCTAAAAACACGTTTACCCTATCTTAAAACGCAAAATAGAGGCCGTAGCGTTGATTAAAGAAGATGAAGTAGAGAAACACAAACAAGAATGCTTGTATAGATACTTGTTAAAGCTGTCAAAAACATCAAAATTGGACTTGGATAGATTTTTTGAACGTCACGTTAAATTACACGGTCAAGACGCTGTTGATAAATTAAAACAGGACGCAAGGGAGTATTATAAGAAAAACAAATAAGGCTTATAAGTTTTATTGATTAATGATTTTGGTCAGTGTGGTATTATTTAATGGCTCGCTAGCGTGAGAACGAATGAGCAATACATTAAACAACATAAAAAAGTCAATTGTTTGTGTCGGTTCGGTTTGTTGTTTGCCGTTTCTCACCCGATTAAAACAGTTGGCTTTTTTATTTTCTGAGGTTTTAGGTTTTAAAATGGAATTAATCGCATTTTCTGCAATTACTGTAATTTTCATTACAGGTGTTTTGTTATTTGTTGAAATGGTGAATTCGTTATGAGTAGGCCGATTAATCCAAGCTCAAGGAGGCAGTTGGCAATGCGAAACGGTATTGATTTAAGCACATTGCGTTATCGTGAACGCATGGGCTGGGACAAAATCGACGCGCTTGTAACTCCGCCAACTAATCAACAAAAAGCGACAGATCAACAGATTATTGATTGTGAAAAAATGGGGATGACAATTAGGCGTAGTGCTTATTTTTTGGGTATTAACAATACAGCGTTGCGCCTTAGAATCAAAAAACTAGGCATAAACTGGAGGGGAAAAGGTGAGTCAATCAATAGATAATCCTGATTACTATCGAAATAATCAATCTAAAATAGAGTGTATTGAGATAACTCGTTATTTAAGTTTTTGTAGAGGCAATGCTATTAAATATTTATGGCGTTGTGGTCAAAAAGACACCACTGATAACGAACTAAAAAAGGCTATCTGGTACCTAAAAGATGAGTTAAAAAATCGCAGTGCTGTATTGTATTGTAAAGATATTTGTTTGTTGCTTGATATGAAGCTTACAACATTGTCAATGTATCAAGATGATAATACTAGACGTTTGTTTTGGCTGATCGTTTTTGGTGATAGTCAGGATTTAAAAACAGCTATAAATATAATTGAGGATATGCTTTTATGATTGGTGTTGTTATTGGTCGCTCGACAGTCATGGTGTATGTTGATGGCATTATGAAAAGCGAGATTGGAAAAAGGGTCGTTAGGGGTCGGGTAAAGTCGGTTATCAAACATTACAAAACAAAAAACTGGTGGCGTAAAGAGTTTGAACAAACAGTCAAAAGACAATTATTGGGGGCTTAATTATGCAGGACTTACCAACACAAATGCACCCACGCTATCCTGAGTTTTTGGAGTTTATGCGCGATTGTCCGCACAGAAAAACACCTGCGACACTAGAGACAGCATTTTGGGCGTGGATTGAAAGTCAAAAAAAATGCTTTTTTTGTGATCGTCCAGACCCACGAGACGAATATATAAATTCACTAAAAACTGAGAATGAATTGCTTAAAAAAGCATTAAGTGAGGTGCGTGATGGCACATAACACAATAGAACAATATGCCATTTGGCAGGCAATCACCGATTTAGAAAGCCGTTGCAGACATCGTGCAAGTGGATTACAGATTGAGATTGAGGACAAAGAGCATGAGCCAGTTGTTCAGGCTGCTTTGGAAATTCTCAAAGAATGTAATGTTGAGATTGTTAGTGATGTGCGTTATCCGAACATCAAAATTAATTACAACAAAGCGGATAATAAATTTTTTGGGAAAAGCAAATGAAACACCTAGAAGCGATATATCAGCAACAAGTCGTGGAGTGGTCAAAGTGGGCTTACAAGTGTAATCCAATCGCATATCCAAACCTTGATTTATTACATTGCTCGCTTAATGGCGTAAAGCTAACAAAAACACAATCAGGCATAGCCAAAGGGCAGGGAATGTTAAGCGGTGTCCCTGATTTGTTTCTACCAGTTCCGCGTCAAAACTACCACGGCCTATATATCGAAATGAAAAGCCAAAAAGGTCGAGTGACTGAAAATCAAGAATGGTTTTTAAGTAAAACAGAGGGGCTAGGGTACAAAACAGCCGTTTGTTATTCAGCCAACGAAGCCATCAAAACAATACAGGACTACTACAATGAAAGTCATTGACGAATGTATGCAGGCCTACAAATTAGGTTTTAAAAGCCACAATAACGGCAAAGCAATGCCTAATACTTTTTCAAAGCATCAACATGATTGCTTCAAAATGGGCTTTGGTGATGCGAAAGACGGAAAACAGTACCCAAGTACAAAAAATCAGGAATCGTGCATAGAAACGCAAATAAATGCGTATAGCGAGGGTTGTCATGTTGAGTAATTTAAAATTATTTGTCATTGGTCTGTTTTTTTTAATGATGACAGTACCGTTTTTTTTAACAGGTTGTGCAAGTCAGCCAACTTTTTGTCCTGAATTAACAGTTAAGTTTTGTCCTGTGAAGTAAAAATATAACATAAGGTGCGGCAATGAAAGCAACACATGAAGAAATCGAAAGAGTAAAAAATGCAACAATTCCATGCCAAACATGGCAGAGCGTTTCTGCTATTTCGTATCATGCTAGAGTTGCAAAAAAAAGAACACTGATGATTGTTAAATACATGCGTGATACATTGGGATTAGTAGAAATGCGTGATTGTCGTTTAGATGGTCATAATCCAGTTTGGTTGGTTCGGCCACTTGAGAGAGATAAAAAAAATAAAATTGATAATCAGGTTAAAGAATGTGGACAAAAAACAATACCCTTAATTGTGGAGGTTTGATGTGGCTAAAAAAATAACATCACAAAGACAGCGGTTTGTTGATAATTATATTATTTCACTAAATGCAACGACAGCGGCTTTGGCGGCAGGATATAGCAAAAAATCAGCAGGGCAAATGGGCCATAATTTATTGCAAGAGCCTGTTGTTATAGCAGCAATTGATGAGGCAATTAAGGCGCGTAATGAGCGTTTAAAAATCAACGCGGATTATGTCCTTAATCGTTTAGTCGAGATTGATAAAATGGATGCTTTGGATATTTTAAAAGACGATGGTACGGTAAAGCCAGTTAAGGAGTGGCCTAAAATTTGGCGGCAGTTTATTAGCGGCATGGATATTTCAGAATTGGCTAGTGGTGATACAACGGCAATTGTTAAAAAAATAAAATGGCCTGATAAAGTTAAAAATCTTGAGTTAATCGGTAATCATGTCCAAGTACAGGCATTTAAAAAAGACTTGGATTTGAACATCAAAGAAACACCAAAACTTGAGATTGTTTTAACAAAATGAGATTAGAATTACACCCAAAACAAAGTTTGGCCTTTACAAGTGAAGCAACAGAAATTTTATACGGCGGTGCGGCAGGGGGTGGAAAGTCGCATTTAATGCGTATTTTGGCTATTGCTTTTGCGATGGATTGCGCAGGTATTCAAATATATTTATTTAGACGTGTGCATGGTGACTTGTGGAAAAATCACATGGAAGGCGCAAGTTCTTTTTTTGCGCTGCTTGCTGATTTTATTGGTAGTGGTTACGTTAAAGTGAACACATCAGATGGTGAGATAATTTTTTGGAATGGCTCTAAAATATTCTTATGTCACTGTCAACACGAAAAAGACTGGATTAAATACCAAGGGGCTGAAATTCATCTTTTGTTAATTGATGAGATTACCCACTTTACAGAATTTTTGTACAGAATGTTGAGGGGGCGATGTCGTTTGGGTTCTTTTAATCCACCTGATAAATATAAAAATAAATTACCTTGTGTTTTTGCGGGGGGTAATCCGGGTGGAATTGGTCATCATTGGGTTAAGCAAAGTTTTATTGATAATTGCGAACCTATGAAAATTAGACGCATGAGTAAAAAAGAAGGAGGCATGCTAAGGCAATATATTCCTGCTCGATTATCTGATAATCCAAGCATGGACGATGATTATGCGGATAAATTAGAGGGTTTGGGTAACGAGTTTTTAGTAAAAGCCATGCTAAACGGTGATTGGGATATTATTGCAGGGGCTTATTTTACCGAGTTTAGGCGCGATAAGCATGTTATCAAAGCGTTTAATATCCCTAGCGGTTGGACAAGATATAAAGCGTTTGACTGGGGAAGCTCTCGACCTTTTGCTTGTTATTGGATGGCCGTGAGCGATGGTTCAATTAAGGAAATTCCGCGCGGTGCGTTGGTTGTGTATCGTGAATATTACGGCATGGAGGAAGGCAAGCCAAACGTTGGCTTAAAACTTACTGCCAAAGAAGTGGCTAAAAACATTAAAAAAATGGACAAAGACGAGACGGACTGGGGTGTGGCTGACCCTGCTATTTTTTCAGTAAATGGCGGCATTAGTATTGCTGAGGATATGAGACGAGAGGGTGTTATTTGGCGTAGAGCTGACAATAAACGTGGCGCAGGTTGGGAGCAAGTCAGAACACGATTAAAAGATGACGAAGAAACCAAAAAGCCAATGATTTATTTTTTTGAGTCTTGTGTTCATGCTATTAGAACACTGCCTGCGCTTCAACACGATGAACATAATATTGAAGATATTGACTCGGATATGGAAGATCATGCTGCTGACGCAATTAGGTATGGTTGTATGGCTAGGGCAATCGTTAAAGATACTCATGTACAAAAGAAAAATACGATTGATTTGCTGCTTGAGATGACAGACGAGAAAAAGGCGGTGAGTAAGTACAGGCGGTAATTTATATTATTTTTTAATTTAAAATCATTTAAAACTATTCATAACATGGATTAACCAAACCTCGTTTATTGTGCAATCTGCTAAATGAGGTTTGTTATGTCTGATATTCAAGTGTCTATTCAAATACTCCAAAACACTCTGCCAAAAATCAATATGCAGCAGCTTATTGATATGCCTAATCCTGTGCCTGAATTTGAATTTAATTGTGATAACAAATGGTTTTATTCTGTTCGTGATTCAGCAGATTTAGACGGTGGCAAATTGTTGGATGGTAATTTGATTTGTGTTGAGGCTAATTCACCAAGCCAAGCGGAAGATATTGCATATAACGGACTTCAAGATTCTATTAAACATTTTCGTGATTATTTGTCTGCTGCCGATGGCGAAATTGTCACAGAAATTAAAGAGTTACATTAAGGGGTAATTATGAAACACCTAAGTTTAGGTTCTTTGACATCTGCTACAAGTGGCACTGCTGCCGAGTTGAATACAACGCCATTTATGCAGGGCAACACGCTATTAGCTGAAATTTGCGCCCCAACTGGCGCATTTAGCGGCACTGCTAAATTGCAGTCTAGTGATGACAACAGTACATGGGCGGATATTTCGGGTTCAACATTCACAACAACGGCTGGCGGTTTGTTACACGTTAATATTGCTGATGCGCCCAAAT